CCTGTAAGAGCTTTGGTAAAACTAAATCAAAGCCTTGATGAAAAAGCACAAGGTATGGTTAAATGTATTCATGTGCCAGTAACACAAGGGGAATATGATGCTTATTTGGATTTTACTTATAATGTTGGCACTTTTGCTTTTTGCACATCTACTTTAAATAAAAAGCTTAATGCAATGGACTATGAAGGTGCTTGCAAAGAATTATTAAATTGGACTAAAGCTGGCGGAAAAGTATTGCCAGGCCTCGTTAAACGCAGACAGGATGAATATAAACAATGTTCGCAATCTTAAATCTTAGACTTATTGGCGCTATATTAGCTGTTTTAGTCACTTTTAGCGCAGGATGGTATGTTGAACATTTGCGCTTTCAAAACTATAAAACAAAAGTAGAGGTTGCGGCACAGGCCCAAGAATTGCACAATAAAGAAGTAGAGAAACAACACTTAGTTATTACTGAAGGAATCAAAAATGATTATGAAAAGAAGCTTGGCTCTATTAGTGCTATGTATGGCAGGATGCGCCAGTCCAGTAGCAGTGAAGTGTCCGCTACCACCGATGCCACCATCACAATTAATGGAAAGTCCATCGACACTCTTTCTCTTGCCCAAGAATGTGCTGTAGAAACTCAAAGACTTGTTAGTTTACAAGGTTGGGTTAAACAAGAATATCAAGTTAAATAGCGGCATCAATTTGGCAACTTAGGCTCGTAAGGCTGAAAGCCGAAAAATTCCTTACTTGTTGCATCCTTGAATGTCGGCTTAACTGCCGCTATTTCTTTTTTTTATCAAGCTTTAATGCAAGCTCAATAGAATACTTTAAAGCTTCCCATTCTCCTCGTTGAAGGATTACAGGAATTAATTCATGGTTTTTATCTATTTCGGCAAACTTTTCCGATAAATATTTAGCCATTGCTTCTTGCTCTTTTTTACTACGCTTGTCTTTGCTCATAAAAGCTGAATTCTTGGCTTATTATCTTCTACATAATCTAAAGCCGCTTGCCAAGCCTGAGTCCAAAGTCTTAAAGCATTGGAACCTTCATAAAAGAAATCAGGATAGACTGCAAAGAAAGCCTCCTCGCAGTCATCTGATGGAACCTTCATATTTCCGCCAAACGGAACATTTTCTTCTGTCATTTCATTACCTTTTTCTTAATACCTTCTGCCCTTCTAAGGTCATGACTATGTAACTTTTTTCCAACTGATTTAGGAACTTCACCAGCTTTTTCAGCTACTTTAGCGGCTATTTTGCGTGTCACAATTCGACCATTTGATAGCTCAAATTCATGCTTTGCGTGTTTAGCCGCTTTGCCAGCTTTTTCTTTAAGTTCTTCATGACTCCAAGCTTTAGATGGAGCTTTAATAACTTTTCCAGACTTCTCTTTAATTGCTGGAACCAATACTTTTAACTTAGTTGCCATTATTTAATCCTTATGACTTTATTGCGTTTAAGAACATTTTCGTATTCTACCCTTGCTTTATCATCTAAAGAACGCAATGGCAATTCTTGAAAATAACGAAACTTTTCTTGATATATAGTTTGTTCACTAGGCCTAATCCATCCGTAATGTTTGGCCCATCGTTCTTCAATATCAGTACCAGAAACAGTCCAAATATGCTCGTTTAAATTTCTAGACATTTGTAATCTCACTTTCTTTTATAAAAGCATCAGCAATCTTAAAAGCCCTTTCTACAGCCAACTGGTCCCAATCTTTAATAGAAGTATCAAACTTCCAATCATGGGAAATCATAAGCCGTAAAACCTGAAATGCGTATTGATCTCTAGTCATTTTTTTACGCTTCCTTGTGGACAGTTATAGCCTTGAAATACAAAAACTACGCCATTGTTGGTTACACAAGTAATTACTGAAGCTGGCTGACCATCTAAATAAGGGTTTCCAGCTACAGGCGTAAATGGTTCAGCATTGGCAAACAAAGAAAACCATAACAAACTAAATAATATTTTTTTCATCACTAATCCTCAAAAGGGAATGTTTTCATCAAGGTGAGCAAGGTCTTTAGTTGGAGCACCTGGCGTTTTATCATCAGGAACATTTAAGTAACACCATAAGGTTCCTTCTTTGAGTCCTAACAACGGAATCATTTCTAATTTCATCATTAAGTCACCTTTTTTGGTTTCCGTAACAATACCAATAGTCTGATACCGTTTTTTGCTTACTCCTGCTTGGTCTGTATATTCTGATACAGCCGCTTTTACATAAAATTTAATAGCCATCACATACCTTTCATTAATTTAACTTCTACTTCCACTTCATCAAGAAACTGTTTAACTTGTTCTTCCATTTCTGCAATATATTCATCTTCACGCATTACACGCTTAATAAATAATTGACTGCGTTCTGGCATCCTTGGGTCATAACTTACAAAGTCGCACCAATCTCTGCCAGTACAAGCCATTTGTGCTTGCATTTGAATGTAATATTTATGGGGCGGCCCATCTTGTCTTATATAAGACCAATGAGTTGCAGAGTTGGGGCATTTTATTTCCACCAAACCATTATCATTAACAAGGCCATCAGGACTGCAACCAAACCAACTGATGCTAGGATGCTCAACAAACCCAATTTGGTCCACGAAGTTACCTGAAGCAACCTCATAAGCAACCCTAGCTTGAGCTTCATGGTCTTTTCCCCATTGCATTGCATCATTGGTAAATCCTTCTTCAATTTGCCCAGTTGTTCTTTGAATAGCCAGCTTAATTAAATAATTGGCTCTAGAGGCTGATACGCCTGTTTTAGTCTTGGCTAATACATCAGCTACACCACTAGCCGTAACCTTGCCTAAACGCAGTTTTAACCATTCCTCAGTACCTTGTTCAATCTGCTTGTGGGCGGCAATTCTATCTTCTGTTGTAAATGTAGTAATTTTTAACTCCTATCGTTGGGTATATCACTAACAGCCATATAAACCTGGGCAGTTACTTTTAAAACATAAGCAAGGTCACTAGGGCTTAATTGCCCAAGCAGTTGCAGTATTTGTATAACTGCATTGTCATTTTCTAATGACTGTGGCTTGACTAATGTTTCAATCATTTCCTTGTGCTTTCTTTAACAAGGCCCTAGCAAAGGTATAAATATTACAACCATCAGGGGCAAAGAATTCATCTCTAATATCTGATATTTCTTCATTAGTTAGTGTTTTAGCTCTTAACTTTTCTATTTCAGCCTGTAATGTTTCAATAACTTCTAAAGCATTTTCTAGCACTTTTAATTCATCTGCGTTCATCTGCTTCCCCAAAGTTGTTTTTCAAGGTGTTGTATATATTGATTGTTATGCTCCATGTGGGCTAACAATTTGTCATAAGCCAGCCGCCAGTAATCAGCATCGGCAAGAGCCTTGGCAAGTTTTTGCTGGAGTTCTAATTCTTCTATGCTCATGCCAGTTGCTCTTTCTTAGAATCTTTAGCTTTAGAAATCTTATCTACTGCCGCTTTATCTTTTGAAAGCTGATGATAAGCATTACCATAAATGGTTTTTAATTCATCAATGGTTGCGGCTTTGTCAATAGCCAAGCACCAAATATCAGCTTGTTCTCTTAGATCAACTGGTTCTTCATCAGGCAAGTCTTCACCAGCATAGATATATAAGCCAATACCAAAGAGTGATATAGTTTTAACCAGGCATCGCATCATTGCCGTATTCACATCCATAGCATTTGGATTAGGTATAGCTTTGTTCCGAGAATCTATAACAGGCATCTGACAAGTCATAGACTTACCCATTGCGGTTACAGTACAAAACACCATAACTGATTCATTGAAATAAACAGGATCACCAAAAGTCCATGTTGCGCTTGGGTCATTCTGTAGAAGCTGGTCTACTGCCCAAGTCCAAGAAAGGTATGTAAAGCGGCCTTTCTTTTCTGTGTGTTCATTAACATTAATTAATCGTAATTCGCTAAAAGTTTTCATCACTTGTTCCTTAGTCAATTTCGTATTCGGCTTTTTGTTTGGCAAAGCCTTCCATGTAATCAAATGCCATCATCATTACTTTGCGACCAATAATTGCATAGTCACCAGTATCAATAGCGGCTTGTAGTGCGTTAGCTTCATCTACGCTTAACCCATCCAATGCTTCACATATGGCATTAGCTTTTTTAGGGTCGTATTGCTGACCAGGCTTCATTAATTCCCATGTGCGTTCTTCAATCTCATCAGAACGATCATCATAGTCATCAGGCTCGTAGTAAGCATCTTCTCGATTCATTCCCATGTTAGATGCCTCCTACAAAGATTGCGGCTAATGTAATGCCAAGGATTACAACTCCTACCCATTCAATTATTGCTGTTTTCATCTTTATTTCCCTTCATCACTTGTTGAACTAGACCT